ACTTTGTTTAAGGTTATGGAAGTTTTGAATTTCCCTATACAATGGCTTGATAAACCAACGCCTAAATTTGAAATAGATATTTAAGAGATGACCCCACCCCTTACCCATAAGAACAAGGCGAAGTAGGCTCTGCAAAGTACACGCAGTTAATGGGGTCTTTTTTAACCTTTAACACCAAAGAGAGATGAGTAGTTAAGGATTACTTGACAACTGAAACCACTAACTTTTGCCATTAAAACAGATTACTGGCATTATTAACCTTTAAAACCAAAGAGAGATGAATGAGCAAGAGAAAGCCACAAAGATTCTATTCTACCTTTTAGCCTTTACGATAGCGATGTTTGCATTGAGCGTTTTGGCTTTACTTTATGTTTACGCACACCCTACAATCACATTAAAATGAGCTGCAACTGCACTAAGCCTATGACAATGATACAGCTATGCCTTAGAGATAGGGATGAGAACGGAATAGAGAAAGATTAAGCTAATGGATAGACTAGACTACGACCTAAGAAGCTACTACAAGGAGCAAGAGGAAACCTGCGAGAACTGCGGCGGGTGTTTATTAGAAGAATACTACGACTGCAAATGCGAGGATGAAGACCAGGAAGAATAAAGAAATAGTACTAACGCTAGGTAAAGTACCTAGCTTAAATAGTTTTTATGCGGGGAGCCATTGGACCAAAAGAAAAAAAGCTAAAGACGCTGCACTCAAAGAGGTTAAGGAGCAACTGGGTTTTAATCAAGACGCTCCTTATAATAGCTTTAGAGTTACTGCTAATGTTCGTTACCGTTACGATTTGGATAATAGTATTATTGCTGTTAAATTCACTAGCGACGCTCTTAAAGCCTTGGGCTGGATTAAGGACGACAGCCCTAAATACTTTCGACACTTGCTTTTGGTATGGAAGGAATCACTACCAGCGAACACGGCGCAAATTATAATAACGCTATCGGATGAATACCCGGAATAAAGGAGCTCTAGCTGAATACCGCTTTATAAGTACTGCGATTAGCTTAGACCTAAAAGTATTAGTACCTGCTGTAGAAGGCTACGCTTACGACTGTATTATAGATAACAGCAGAAACCTATATAAGATCCAAATAAAATACGCTAGCAAGGATAAGCGCCTAAGTAATGTATTTAGCTCAATGCTTCATAGAAGAATAAAAAGCACTAACCCAACCTATAGAAAATACCAAGCTAACGAGGTAGACTTTTACGGTATATACATTTGGTACATTGACACCTTTTATATTATACCTTTTGGAGCAGTAGAGAAAAGCAGCATTACTCTAGATCCTAAGAACGATAACAACAAATACGACCAGTATAAAAACAACTGGGAACTACTACTATAAACAAACCTAATGCAAGATATACAGCAGGCCGCTAAATTATATATAGAGCACGGCTTTAGCCCGGTGCCCCTAGTAAGTGGACAAAAACGACCACTACTAAAGGACTGGACAAAGTACAAAGAAGCTCCTATAGAAGATCTTAACCTATTTACTACGGATAGCCTCGGCTTAGTTTGTGGGTATAACGGCCTAGAGGTATTGGATATAGACGCTAAACACTTTACCGGGAACGAGTTTAAAGACTACATAGCACTACTAGAAGCTAACGGCCCCGATATTCTACCAAAGCTAGTAATACAAGAAACGCCTAGCGGTGGCTTCCATTTTATGTACCGCTGCGAGGTTATCGAAGGGAACCAAAAGCTAGCTAAGAACAAAGCTAAAGAAGTTACTTTCGAGACTAGAGGAATAGGAGGCCAAGTAGCCGCCTGGCCTACTCCTGGCTACAAGCTAGAGACTAAAGCGAGTAACATACAGTTTATAACCCCGGAAGAAAGGGCTATACTATTGGACTGCGCTAGAGAATTAGACGAAACGCCTAAAGTAGAAGTAACCTACAAAGCACCTAAACCAAGCTTAAACGACAGCGACGAGCTTACACCGTGGGACGATTATAAAAGCAAAGTAGACTGCCTAACGGTAATACAAAGCCACGGCTGGACCATAGTACGAGAGGATAGTAAGTTTATCTACGTTAAAAGACCGGGACAAACGGACGCACCGGACAGCGGTAAAATATTTAAGGACTCCGGACTTTTATACGTATGGACCACTAGCACAGCTCTAGAAGCAGAAACGATTTATAACAGCTATACACTACTTACAGCTTTAGAGTATAATAACGACTATAGGGAAAGTGCTAAAGCGCTAAGAGCTGAAGGCTACGGAGCCCAAAAGCCAAAGCAACTAAACGAGGTAGAAAGGTACGAGGAGGCACTAAGCGAATCCCAAGAGAGCGCAGAGCCTACCGAGGACCTGCTAGAAAAGTATTTACTTGATCCTACGGAAGAAATAAAAAACCCGCCTAGCGTATTAGAGTTAAAGCTAGGGCTAGAGACTTATACGCTGGCTACTGCCGGTAATATAAGCCTAGTACAAGGAAAGGCTAAGAGTAGAAAGAGTTACTTTGTTAGTGCCTTGGCTGCCGCAGCTATAAGAGAAGGCTACAGCGAGAACCTGCTAAAAGCTGGAATAGTAAAAGGTAACGTCTTATACTTCGATACTGAGCAAGGAGACTACCACGCGCAGAGAGTGAACCAAAGAATACTACACTTAGCCGGAATACCTAAAGAGGTAGGCCAAGAGAGACTTAAATACTTCGCACTACGTAGAGCAGATACTAACGCAGATAGGCTAAGTATTATAGAATATGCGCTAAGACGTATAGAAGGTATTAGCTTATGTATTATAGATGGTATAGTAGATGTAGCTAACGGGGTAAACGAGGAACCCGAAGCTATAGCTTTGGTTAGTAAGCTAATGAAGATAAGCGCAGATAAGAACCTAAACCTAGTTACGGTCCTGCACGAAAATAAGAACGATAGAGGCGCTAAAGGACACTTAGGAAGCTACCTAGTACAAAAGGCAGAAACCGTTTACGGTGTAAGTAGAAGCGAAGACGGTAACAGTACGTACATAGAGGGACTGTATACGAGAAACGCAAGCTTTCCGGATCTAGAACTAAACGTATTAGGCAGAGACGTAGAAATAAGCGTAAAGGAATTAGAAGGCCCAGGAGGTAAAGAATGGACCGTAGACGAACTAGAAAGGCTAGCTAGGAGCGTACAAGGTAAAACGATAAACCAAGCTAAGACTTTTATAAGAGATGTAGAGAGCTGCAAGCTTGTAGAAGCCTCTACCGCAGTTAGTTTAATGGAGGCCGGTAAATATATAATGCTGACAAATGAAAAAAACCCCAAGATTTTAGTAAATTTAAACGGAACTAATCAAGGTACGGACGAACCGCCGTTTTAATAATGTGGATAGAGATAGCTAAAAATACTTGGGCACAAGCTAGAGACGAGAAGGACGCGGAACGTATAAAAAAAAAGTGGAAAGATTACAAAAAGAAGCAAGGCGATTTAACGAGCCGGCACTATATAGTTAATTACATAGAAAACGAAAACACCATAAAATGAAACTGAGTAAACACTTAACCCTTAAAGAAGCAACTTATAGCGCTACAGCTATAAAGCACGGAATAAATAACCAGCCGAACATAGGCCAGTTAGAAGCACTAAAGAAACTAGCTAACGCAATCTTCGAGCCCTGCCGGGAGTTTGTAGGAGGACCGCTAAGAGTTAGTAGCGGTTTTAGAAGTAAAGCACTTAATGAGCGCATAGGCGGCGCTTTGTCTTCGGATCATATGATAAAGGACGAGAAGACCGCAGCTTTCGACTTAGACTGCGATACCTACGGCAACGGTACAAACGCTGAGCTATTCCACTTTATAAGAACTAAGCTAGAGTTTAAGCAGGTTATTTGGGAATTTGGAGGAGACGTATACGAGGAAGGTACTAGCCCTAACTGGGTGCACGTAGCTTGGTCTAGTGATCCAAAACTAAACAAAGGAGAGGTACTACTAGCTAAGAGCGTAAACGGAAGGACTCACTATGAGTTTTACAAGAAGAAATAAAATAATAGAGGTAGTGTTACTAATGGAGGTAGGAACTACTCTACCAATAAGCGACGCTACCGCTATACCCCTATTACACGAAGTAAATAACAGTAAAATTTTAGAGCAATGTTTAATAATAACAGCTACGAGTATAAAAAAGCAATCCGAGCCAAAGCTGCAAAAGCTTTTGGCCCCACTATTGCGCTAGACTTATTCCTGGAGTTTATAGGATTTTGGGACGCTAGAGAGTATAAGAACGCTAACGAGATAAGAACGGAGGCTAAAGATATGCACCTAAATAAAGTAGTTAGCTTTATGAACCAATATACGGACGGATGAACGAGCCCGAACTATTTTACAAGTTTAAAGAGCACTACCTACCGGAGCTTAAAGTAGCTATAGATACTTACAGCCCCTTCGACGCTATTTGCCATAGAGCTAAAGTAGTGGTAGAGTTTAAGTGTAGACGGTCCCATTATAGAGACTTGCTTATAGAATGGCCTAAATACCAAACGCTATTAAATAGAGCAGCAGACCGAGGCTATAAACCTTTATACGTTTGTTCTACTCCTTTAGGCGTATGGGCTTGGGACCTTACCTATATTAACTTACGTTGGTTTAATAAGGAACTGCCAAAGCAAACGGATTTTAATAATAACACACCAATAGTAAAGCAGATAGCTTACATAAGTATAGAAGATGGTAGCTACTTAAATAAAATAGAGGTATGAGAAACAAAGCTATAGACAAAGTACTAGAGCATAACGCGCAGCTATTCCAAAACTTAGGAACGGATAGCAGCAAAGCAGAAGTACAAGCTGCAAAGATGCAAGAGCGTAACAACCTACGCAGCGTAAGACACTATAACCCGGAGCTAATAGATAGACTAATAAACGACGGAGACAAATAGTAATGCCTTACGTACCGAAGAAAGGAAGTAATAAACCTTGGCTAGCAAAGCGTAAGACCTTTAAAGGTAATCAAGGAGAGGACGCAGACTTTTACAATAGTAGAGACTGGCGTAAGCTCCGCGCTTATATTCTAGCTGGGGAGCCACTATGTAGAGAGTGCACAGCTGTAGCTACTGTAGTGGATCATATTACACCTATAAGATTAGGCGGTAGTAAGTGGAACCACGAAAACTTACAGCCAATGTGCACAAGCTGCCATAACAAAAAGAGCAGAAGCGAGCGAGATAAAAAGTATACCTAGGGGGGTATCAAATGTAGAAGCAAAACGGCTGTACATCGACGCGCAGACCACCATTTTTATGGTGTCAAAATTGAATGAGGAATCTAGGAAGTAAAGAAAATGGCTAAAGGACGAAGGCCCGCACCGCAGGCACTAAAGCAAAAAAGAGGCACGGCACGAAAGGACCGAGCACCAAAAAACCCGGTAAGCACTACGGTAAGTAAGCCCGTAAATAAAGCGCCCAGCTTCTTAAAAGCAAAGGGTAAGCTAATGTACGAGCGAAGCGTAAGCCACTTACATAGTATGGGCCTGCTTAGTCAAATAGACGATACAGCTCTAGAGCTTTTAGCTATGGCTTACCAGGAATGGTACAGCGCAGAGCTCAAGCTACAAAGGGAAGGCCGCATATATGAAACCTTCAGCAGTAACGGAGCTAAAGTATTAAAGGCGCACCCGGCCGCAGCTCAAAGCGCGGACGCGTGGCGCCGTATTAGAATGATGCTAATAGAATTTGGTTTAACCCCTGCTAGTAGATCCAAGCTAGAGCGCCCGGAAGGCAGAACTTTAGACATAGACGATATTATAGAAATGTAGCCGAATGTACGATAAACACAAAGCAGAGAGAGTAATAAAGTTTATAGAGCGCATTACTACGCATACGAAAGGAGAGCTAGCGAAGCAGCCCTTTATACTAGAGCCTTTCCAAAAGCAAGTAATAAGCGATATATTCGGCAACGTGAACGAGGACGGCTTACGCATAACGCGTGAAGCCTTCCTTTTTTGGCCTCGTAAGAATGGTAAGACTAATTTTCTAGCAGCTCTAGGCCTTTACTTATTGGTAGCAGATAACGAGCCCGGCGCTGAGATAATAGTATGTGCAGCGGATAGAGCACAGGCTGGAATGATTCACGAAATACAGAAGCAAATGGTTTTGCAAAGCCCTTTGCTAATGGATAAGGTAAAGGTATACCGTAATAGCATAGTAGCTAAAGACGGAAGTTTTATACAAGCTCGAAGCGCTGACTCCGATACAGCTCACGGTTACAACTCACACGCAATACTGATGGACGAGCTACACAGCCAGCCTAACCGGGCGTTATACGATGTTATGAAAACCTCTAGCGGAGCTAGGAGGCAACCGCTTTTTTTTAGCATATCTACCGCAGGAACGAATAAGGAGAGTATATGCTACGAGGTATACGACTACGCTAAAAAGGTTAGGGACGGTATTATAGAAGATCCTACTTTCTACCCGCATATCTTCGAAGCTGATGAGGAGGACGATATTTACAGCCCCAAGACTTGGAAGAAAGCTAACCCCGGTTACGGCATAACGATAAAGGAGGACTATATAAAAGCGCAAGCGCAAAAAGCTAAAGCCTTAGTAACCTATGAAAATACTTTTAGGAGGCTGCACTTGAACCAATGGACTACGAGCGAGGTACGTTGGATAAGTGACGAGGATTTTATGAGCTGTAGCGAGGAGTACAATATAGAGGACTTGAAAGGGCGAGACTGCTACGCAGGCTTAGACCTTGCAAGTACTGAAGATTTAACGGCGCTAGTTTTGGTATTTCCTCCGGTCTATGAAGGAGAACCTTTTAAAACCTTGGTATGGTCCTGGGTAAGCGAGGCGGCAGTAGATAGAAGGCAAGGTAAGAGCGGAGCGGACTATAACGCTTTTATAAGTAGTGGCGAGCTAGACGTAACGGAGGGCAACGTAACGGACTACCGCTATATAAGTAAGGTAGTTTACGAGGTAGCGGAGCTGTTTAATATACGGGCCATAGCTTACGATAGATGGAACTCTAGCAGCCTTATAGCAGATTTAGCCGAGGAAGGGCTACCGGTGGAGCCTTACGGCCAAGGCTTTGCAAGTATGAGCCCAGCTATTAAGCAGTTAGAAATATGGATTAGGAGTAACCAAATAGCTCACAACAGTAATAGGCTACTACGTTGGTGCGTTAGTAATGTGCAGGCTAAAAGCGATCCGGCAGGAAACTTAAAGTTTGACAAAGCTAAGAGCACGGATAAAATAGATGTCGCGCAGGCTTGGGCTATGGCGGTGGGTATTTGGTTAGTGAAGCATAGAACGGACGACGAGGAAGGCAGTATATACGACGAGCGGGACCTAATTATTTTATAATGACGGTAGAGGAAGCTAAAGAGTTAACTTTTTTTTTAATGGATAAAAAAATAGTAGCCTTTCCGCAGCTTAGTAAAGACGGGGCTTGCGTTAATATATTGGTAGAGGGAGAGTGCTACACACTAAAAAAAAATGCAAATTTTTACGGAAAAGTTTGCATATTAAAAAAGTAGTCGTATATTTACACCAGTAATAACAACAACAACTACTACAAATGAAAACTAAAATCAACTTTACAGCTTACGGAGTAGAATTTAAAAACATCGAAGCTTACAACGCTCCTAAAGAAGGTTACACTACACACCTAACCGGTCGCGGACAGTCAGCAATGGTAAAGCAATATGTAAAAGCTTTCTACGGCTGTAAGTGCCAGGTATCTACCGACTTTTTCAGTATGGGCTCTTCGGTAGATGTTTGGATTGATCCTAGAGATATTTACGCAGATCACATAAAAGAAGCTAAAGCAGATTTTAGAAGCGTATTTCAAAGCGGAAGCTTTAACGGTATGGAAGATATCTACGAGTACAATAATAACGGAGTAGAGAAGCAGCTAGGTATAGACTTTCAATTTAAGTACGCTACTTTAAATATCGGAGCTAAGTACGGTACTAAGAAATACGAAGAGCTAGAGAAGCTAGGACTGAACGAATAAGAGAGAGCCCCGCGAGGGGCTTTTTTTATGGCCTAAAAAAAAATATGAAAAAAAATAGCATTTTATTTGCATAGTTAAAAAACTGCCGTATATTTACACCAGTAATAACAACAACAACTACTAAAATGAGAAACTACTTAAACACACTACTAGAAGAGAAAGGCCTAAGCTTAGATACAGTAATAGAAGCAGAGGGTAAAGAGTGGGGCGTAAACTATATCCCTTTAGCTATAGTAGTAGACTTCTTAGCTTCAGCTGACAAGAAAACGCAGGCAACAGCTAAAAACAACTTAGTAAAAATTGACTTTCATAACGGAGACGTAATGCACTTCTTTAAGTATGTCGCTAATTTCCTAGCTAAGTAATGAAGCTTAAGAGAGTAATACAATACGCCGGCGCTGAGATCTTAGAGACTCAGCCCGGCTCTTTTACCGCCTTACCCAATACCCCAAGCTTCTACGGAAGCCGCAAGTTTAACAGCTTAGAAAAAGCTAAATTTTATTTAAAGCAATGGCAAAGAAAGTAATAACCCAGGACCAAAGAGACGCGAGGACGCTCTTAATAATAGTAGCTAGCGGGCTGCTATTCTTCCCAATGATGAACCTACTATTTAAAGCTATGAGCTTTATACAGTACATTCTTTTAGGCTATGTCTACTAAGATAGGTTACTACTGCGAAGCTTGCGCTATTTATACGGAAGCTGGAGAGGATCCGCAAGCCTGCGCCGCTTGCATAGAAAAGGAATACGAAAACGCTATTTTATTTATATGAGGATTATTTTAGTAGAGTCTAAGAGCTCTAGAAAGGTAGAAGGGTTTAGGACACTTACCAAAGCTTGCAAGGCCTTAAACTTAAACTACAGTACATTAACGAAGGTTATTAACTCCAAGTGCAACTACTACGAGAACGACCGCTTTAAAATTACTAGGCTCCCTATACAATAAAAAACGCAACCAAACAAGAAGTAAAGACTTTTTTTTGTATATTTGCATAAAGTATACACTTCTAAGTTTTGGCAGAAAATAAAAACCCAGGGCTACTAGCCCGCTTATTTAGAAGCTCCCCGGAAAACCCCAGCACTAGTTTAGCTAACCCTGCTGCGTGGCTTACGGGGCTTTTTGGTACTAGCAAAACGGGAGTACAAGTAAGCGAAGACAACGCGCTAACCTTTAGCGCTGTTTACGCAGCTGTAAGGATCATAAGCGAAACGATAGCTAGCATACCTCTAAACGTATATAAAGCAGACGGCGAAACCCGCGTAAAAGCGGTAGGCCATCCAATCCAAAAGCTATTAGCAGAGCAGCCAAATAGCGTGAGCTCTACCTTTACTTTTCGTGAATGTATGGCGGCTAACTTGGTACTACACGGTAACAGCTACGCTAAAATAGAAATGAACGGAGCCGGGAGGCCCGTATCTTTAACGCCTCTTAATCCTTTACTAGTAGAGGTTAAAATAGTAGACGGCGAAAAGGTCTATATATTCGATAAAAAACATACTTACCTAGATTACGAGGTTTTACACTTTGTAGGGTTAAGCTTTAACGGCCTAACGGGTAAGAGCCCTATAACGGTAGCACGGGAAGCCGTAGCTATTGGGCTAGCGGCCCAAGAGTACGGCGCACGTTTCTACTCTAATGGCGCAAATACTGGCGGGGTTATTACGGCTCCCGGTAGATTAGATAACGAAATAATAAAGAGACTTAAAGCAAGCTGGAACCGAGCGCAAGCAGGTAACAGTAACGCGCACTCTACGGCTATCCTTGAGGAAGGTATGAAGTACGAGAAAATAGGACTAGATCCGGAGGCGGCCCAGTTCTTACAATCTCGTAAATTCCAAGTAAACGAAATAGCTAGAATCTTTAGAATACCTCCGAGCTACTTAGCGGACCTTGAGAACTCAAGCACTAGAGCTAACGTAGAGCAGCAAAGTATAGTATTCGTTAGGGACTGTCTACAGCCTTACGTTAGACGTATGGAGGTAGAGCTAAACCGTAAGCTATTTAGAGAAGACGAAAGTAACTACTACGCTTACTTTACCCTAGAGGGTTTAATGCGTGGGGACCAAAAGGCAAGGTACGAAGCTTACGCTACTGCCCGCCAATGGGGCTGGCTATCGGTAAACGATATTAGGGACCTAGAGAACCTTAACCCGGTAGAAGGTGGAGACGTATACCTACAGCCTTTAAATATGGTCCAAAGCGGACAAGATAATACTAACGTAGACGCTGACTAGATGCCCTGGACCGACTACCCACAAGCTGCCGTAGATAACGCAAAGAGAGCTCTAAAAATCCGAGAGGAGGAAGGGACCGACTGCGGTACGCCAGTAGGCTGGGAATCGGCCCGAATAATAGCTAATAGAGAGGCGGTAACAAAGCAGCGCTTACCTCGTATTTACAGCTTTTTATCTAGAGCTAAAGTTTACGATAAAGGACGTTTTAAAGACGAGGACGGTAAACAAATCTGCGGCTCTATAATGTACGCAGCTTGGGGCGGTGATGAAATGCACCGCTGGGCAGAAAGAACCTTAGAAAATATGAAAGAAGAAAAAAGCGAGCGCCATATAAAGAAGGTAGAAGAAACAGCTACCGAGATTATTATAACATACGGCAAATCGGAACCAATGGAGGAAGCCGGCTATAAAGAAGACCAGGGCCGAGCGGAAGCCGACGAGGTAAACGTAGGGGACTTCGTAAGCTGGAATAGCTCCGGAGGACGTAGCCAAGGGGTTATAGTAGAAGTAGAGCGTCACGGACAAATAGAAAGCGACAGCGGTTTTAAAGTAAACGGAACTGCGGAAGATCCCGCAGCGCTTATAAGTATTTACGAATACGATAGCGAAGAGCAAGCTTTTACGGAGCGTAAGCCGCCTCTAAAAGTAGCGCACCTATTCAGCACGTTAACGAAAGTAGACGGCGCAGAGGTACGCAGTAAAGAGAACTTAGTAGAGCAAAGAAGCTACAACAGCGAAACGCGAGCTCTAGAGGGCAGAACGGTAGAAGGTTACGCTAGTGTATTTAATTCAATGAGCGAGGACTTAGGAGGCTTTAGGGAGATCATACTACCAGGAGCTTTTAAGAACGCTTTAAACGACGATATACGAGCGCTCTATAACCACGATAGTAACTACCTGCTAGCTAGAACTGCTAGCGGTACGTTAGAAGTTAAGGAGGACGATAAAGGCCTTTACTATCGTTTTGATATGCCTAACACTAGCTACGGTAATGACTTACTGGAGCTTTATAAAAGAGGAGATTTAACACAGTCTAGCTTTGGCTTTACTGTAGATAAAGATAGCTGGCGCCTAGAGGACGGCCAGCACGTAAGATATATAGAGAGCGTAAGTTCTTTATTTGACGTCAGCGCCGTAGTTTACCCGGCGTACGTACAAGCCTCAAGCGGACTACGCAGCGCCGAGCCTAACGGCGAAGGCGAAGCGGAGGAAGCAAGAGAGACACCCAAAGAGGAGGTAAACTTGAATTTATATAATGCTTTAATTAAACTAGCTAAAAATGAACGCTAAACAATTGCGCGAAAAACGCGCTGCTCTTATTGAGCAAATGCAAGGAATGGTAGCGGCTGCTAAAGCAGAAGGCCGTAACCTTTCAAACGAGGAAAACGAAAAGTTCGACACTATTAACAACGAAGTAGACGAGCTCCGCGCTTCTGCTACTCGTATCGAAAGAGCCGAAGAACTTAAAAAAGAACTAGCTTCTAAAGCTGACGAGGTACGCGACAATGCGACACCTGCTAAAGTAGAAGCTCGCGACGCTTTTAACGCTTACTTACGTAAGGGTATTAACGGTTTGAACGCAGCAGAGGCTCGCGCTATTCAAGAGTTACGAGGAACTGATACGCAAATTACTACTACCGACGGCTTAGGAGGCTTCCTTGTACCGGAAAACTGGAGCGACTTTATAAGCGCTACCGAGTTGTTTAAATCGGACATTGAGCAAGTAGCTACAGTTATCCGCACGGCAAACGGCCAAGCGTTTAACTTACCTGCTAACGACGATACAGCGGTAGTAGCTGCTATCTTAGGAGAAGGTACTGCTGCAACTGTTAGCGATATGACTTTTACTAATGTTAAATTTGAGCCATTTACTTACGGTTCGGGCTTGGTAAAAGTTTCTAACCAATTGATGAGCGATAACGCTTTCGACTTGGCTAGCTTCGTAGGTGGCCAATTGGCTAACCGCTTAAAGAGAGGTATTAACGCAGACCTTACTACTGGTGCTGACGTTGTAGGACCTCCAGCAGTTTCTAAGCCTCAAGGTATCGTAACTGGATCTACTCAAGGTAAGCTCTTAACTTCAAATTCAGCTATTACGTTGAGTGAAGTTATGGACCTTTTCTATAGTGTAGACGCTTCTTACCGTAACGCTCCTAACGCGGGGTGGATGATGAATTCTAGCACAGCTAAAGCTATTAGAATCCTCGGTTTTGCGCAAACAAATGATTTCCCTTCGTATGTGCCGGGAATGTCAGTAGGTGAGCCGGATATGTTATTTGGTAAGCCGGTATACATTAACGAAGATATGGCTTCGATTGGTGCTGATGCTAAAGTTATTTTATTCGGTGATCTTTCACAGTACTACATCCACGAAGCGGGCGGCGTACAGATTTTAAGACTTTCGGAAAGGTTCGCTGACTCCCTCTCGACGGGCTTCATCGGCTACCGACGTATAGACGCTAACGTACTACAAGGCAGCGCTATTAAGCACCTAGTAATGGGCTCTTAATAATGAAGGTTATTTTTAACCAAGCTATAGCAGGGGCAGACTTCCACTACCGTAAAGGGCAGGTGGAAGTGCTGCCTACTGCGCTAGCTCAAGACCTTTTAAACGCTGGCTTTTGCTCGGTAGTAGAAGAAAAGAAAGCGGCTAAAGCTGAGAGAGCAGTAAGCAAAAAGACCACAAAAAGAACAACCCGCAAAGCTAAGTAATGAGCTACAGTATAGTAACCCCAGCAACTTTAAAAGCTTTAACCGTACAAGAGGTTAAGGACTATTTACGCGTAGACTCTAGCGACGAGGACACTCTACTAGGGGTACTTATTGAAGCTTCGACACAAATAGCGGAGCACTACTTAGGGCGGTTCTTATTGACTACGGTGATAGATGAGTTCTACGATTTCTTCCCGGTGTATAAAACGGGAGTAGATCCGTTCCAAGGGGACAAAAATATAATCTATTTAAGTAGAGGACCAGTACAAAGCGTAGCTAGTGTTAAGTATGTAGACGGCAGCGGAGTAGAGCAGACCGTAACAGCTAGCGACTACAATACCGACCTAGTAAGCGAGCCGGGGCGTATAATGCCCGACCAAGGCTGGCAAGCTACAAAGGACACGGTAAACGCTGTTATTATTCGTTATACCTGCGGCTATACTCAAGCTTCGGACGTACCGGCAAATATAAAAATGGCTATGCTTTTGATTATTGGAGAAATGTACGAGAAGCGAGTAGACAGCGTACACCGCTTACCTACAGCTAGCGAGTACTTACTAAACCCGTTTAGAGTTTTCCGCTTTGATTGATCCCGGTAAACTAGATAGAAGAATAACGCTACGAAGTGCTAGCGTAAGTACGGACAGCTTCGGCCAGGCCGTACGCACGTATAGCGACCTGGGTAACGTATGGGCTAAAGTAGACTACCGCACAGTAAAGGAAGGAGAAGAAACCTCTAGACTTACTAGCGTTAATAAGGTACGTTTTACTATTCGTTATAGAAGCGATGTAGACGCTACCACTAAAATAAGCTGGGACGGAAACACCTACGAAATAGAGGGCGTAAGCTTAGAAGGTAGAGAGCGTTACTTGATTTTAGACACTACACTAAGGGACTAATGAAGGACGGCATTTACTTTGAGGTAGAAGGACTAGAAAAGGCTTTAATGAAGCTAGAGCGGTTAGCAGAAATAGACCGTAAGAAAGCTAGACAATTTAAGGCCGGCATACGAAAGGCAGCTAAGCCAATGGTAACGGCTGTAAAGGCTTCTATAAAAGACTCAAAGAAAAGCAGCGTAACTACTAGAACGGTTAAAAAGAAAAACAAAGAGAGTACTATAACCAATAAGAGCGGGAACTTACGCCGGTCTATTGGGTTTTTCCCTTCTAGGAAAAGGGGAGCTCTTTTAGGTTATGTAGGAGCTAGAATGGGTAAGAAGGCAGGTAAGACTTTCGACGGCTACTATGCTGCTATCGTAAATTACGGACTACCTAGAGGAAAGGCAAAAGCTGAACCGGATAATAAGCGTAATGTAAACTACGCAGAGAAAGGCTTTAAGAAAGCCGTAGCACAAACACAAGCACAGCTATTAAGAGAGGTGCAAAAAATACTAAAGCAGAGCTTATACCAGCTAAGTAGATAATGAACGAAGGCAAAGCTATATATACTATTCTAACCGAGGACGCGGGAGTATCTGCGGTAGTAGGTAACAAAGTTTACCCGCAAATAGCAGCGCAAGGCGCGGCTTTTCCTTTCGTTGTATATGTGCTACAAGATAACAGCCCTAGCGATACTAAAAGCGGGGTAAGTACTTTAGACGAAGTGCGCTACGATATAGTAGCGGCAGCGGAAACTTACGCTACACTTTCGAGCCTTACGGAAAGAATACGACTAGCTTTAGACCGTTACACGGGAACCGTTAGCGGAGTAGTAGTAGATAGCATACAGTTTATAGATTTGGACGTAGATAACGATCCAGCTACCGAGACTTACGTAAGCAGCTCGGAGTACATTTTAAGAATTAAGCGATGAAAATAACACTAACAAAAAAAGTAACCTCTCCTAGTGGTAAGAAGCTAGCTAAAGGTCTAACTTTAACAGTAGTAAACGAATACGGCCAGGAGCTTATAGAAGCGGGAAAGGCTGTAAAATTTGGAGAGGAAGCCCCGGCAGAAGCTCCGCAAGTAATAGAAGAAGAACAAATAAATTTGAATTAAAATGGCAACTACTGGCATTATGAATGGAACCCTATTAGGGGTTTACTCGGCAGGCACTCTAATAGCTCACGCTACGGAGGGCTCTATTTCTCTCTCAATGGACACGAGAGACGCAACTACTAAGGACAGCTCCGGCACAAGAGACTTACTAGAGGCAACTAAAAGCGGTACTATTTCGGTATCTGCACTATACGCAGAAGACGCAGCTTACGGCGTAGATGATCTTATGACAGCTTGGAGCGGACGCTCTACGCTTACCGTTAAGTTCTCTACTGAGGTAACTGGGGACCACTACTGGGAAGCTTCAGCTTACGTTACTTCTTTAGAAGTAAATTCCGGAATGGAGGACAATGTAAGTTACTCGGCTACATTTGAGTTAAGCGGAGCTATAACTTACGGCGTAGTATCTTAATAGAACACTAAACACACATAAAGCAAATGGTAAAGAAGGTTAATATAGGAGGCGAGGAAAGGCCAGTAAAGTTTGGCTTTGCCGCACTAATGCAATTTACGGACGCTACCGGTTATACGTTAGCGCAGTTAGATAGTATAGGCGATAGCCTAACACTAAGCCAAGCTATAGAGCTTATTAAAGCTGGACTAAAGCAAGGGGCTAGAATAGAGGGCGAAAAGTTTAACGCTACTAGCGAAGAAATAGCCGACTGGCTAGACGAAACCCCGGAAGCCTTAGAGCAAGTTTTAGCAGTCTTTACCGAAAGCTTTACACCTGCAAAAAAGTAGACGGGGCTAGGGGACCTAAAGGCCCCGAAGCCCCGCTTACTTTTGACCGCTGCGAAGAAATAGCTTTAGGTTTACTAGGTTATAATTACAGCGAGTTTATAGAACTTACCCCGCGCAGCCTTAATAACGCTGTAGCGGGTTTTAGCGAAAAGAGGGAAGCGGTAAGCCGCGAGCTTTGGGAAATAATGCGAAGCCAAACGGTAACGCTAGTTAACTTACAGCTACCTAAGAATAAAAGAGTAAAGCCTAAAGAGCTCTATAAATTTCCTTGGGACCACACAAACAAAGGAGCAAAGCTAAGTAAAGAACAAGCTAAAGCAATACTAAGCAAATGGCAAAAAAGAGCGTAGCGAGTACTAATGTTAGCATAGGTGCTAACTTAAACGGACTTAAAAGAGGGCTAAAAATAGCCAGCTCTAAATTACGCCGCTTTGGTACGCAAGCTAAACAAATAGGTACTACTTTAAGTACTGGAATTTCTGCGCCTCTAATTGGATTAGGGGCCATAGCTGTAAGAACCTTCCAAGGCTTCGAAGCAGAGATGAGCAAAGTAAAGGCCGTCTCCGGTGCTACTGCTCAAGAATTTAAAATACTAGAGGACCAAGCTAAAAAGCTAGGAGCTGCTACAACCTTTACAGCTTCCGAGGTAGCAGGCTTGCAGGTAGAATTTGCAAAGCTTGGTTTTACGGCTAGCGAGATAGATAAGGTTACGGAATCTACGCTATACTTAGCCCAGGCTGGAGGCGCTGAACTAGGACGAGCGGCAGAGGTAGCAGGATCTACTTTACGAGCCTTTGGCCTAGCAGCAGAAGAAACCGGCAGAGTTACGGACGTAATGGCAAAAAGCTTTAGCACTAGCTCCCTAGATATGGAGAGCTTCGCGGAAGCTATGAAGACCGTAGCCCCTATTGCAAAAGCTACCGGGGTTAGTGTAGAGGAAGCTAGCGCAATGCTAGGAGCTTTAGCCAATAACGGTATTAAAGGCTCTATAGCAGGTACAGCTCTAAAGAAGATACTTAGCGAGCTGCACCGAGAAGGTAAGCCAATGACGCAAACCTTTAGAGAGCTATCTAATCAAAATATAAATTTAGCGGATGCTAACGACTTAGTAGGAGAAAGGGCTAAAGGTGCTTTATTGGTTCTTACTGAGCAAATGGGGCTAGTAGACGAGCTTACAGTAAGTTATCAAGATGCCGAAGGCGCAGCGCAAGCTATGGCCGAGGAAATGATGGATAACACCGCCGGAGCCTTTAAGATTTTACAAAGTGCTACGGAGGGGGCCTTAATTGAAATAGGCGAATCAATAACGGAAAACGAAGTATTTAAAGGGGTACTAGAAAAGCTTACCGCTACAGTAGGAAAGATTACTAAAGCTATTAGTGGAATGACAGCAGCCGAGCAGTATAACAAGGTTATACTAGCCGGCTTACTTGCTTTAGTACCTTTAGTAGTTACTGCGGTAGGAGCTCTTACTATAGCCTTTGGATCTTTGACGGCGGCTATGGGGCCAGTAGGTATAGCTATAGCTGGGGTAGTATTAGCTTATCAAGCTTTAAAGAAGGAGGTAACCGAAAGCGACGAGGTTATAAAAAAAGCTTTAGAAAGTGAAAATTTTGTAAAGGCTCAAGAGAATTTAAAGCAGCGTTTAAAAGAAGTAAACGACCAGTTAAAACTTCGTAGAGAAGCTTTAGAACGTGCTACTAATGTACAAGCTAAAGACGCGCAGCAAGCGGCAGTAACTAAACTAGAACAGCAGCGGATAGACTTACTAGAAGCTTTAAAGGGTGTACAAGATGAGAACACCGAAAGCTTAGAGAATTACCGTAAGGCTATGGCGGATTACGCCGAAGAGCAGCGTAAAGCTAGAGAAGAAACTTTATTTTATAATGAGAGCTTAGTACAAGTTTCTAAAACTTTAGATAATGATTTATACCCTAGTCAAGAAAAAGTAAAGGAATTAATAGACGGGGTATTTACCCAAGTACATAGCAATAATCTTTTTAATTATAGAGAAGGTCTAAATCGTTTAAAACAACCACTACAGCAAGCTATAGATTTAACTAACGGACTAGGAAGACAAATAGCTGACGGTTTTGGTAACGCTATGGCTAATATGGTTATGAGTGTAGACGAGGCGTTTACCATATATAACAATATGGTAGACGAGGGAGCTAGCAGAACGGAAGCCTTAACGGCCTCCGTAGGTCTATTAGCTACAAGCTTTATGCAAACCTTAGGACAAGCTATTCAAAGTATAATAGCACAGCTTTTAGCAGCCGTAACAGTAGCCGCTATACTAGCTGTAGTATTAAGTTTAGCTACTGGGGGTATAGCAGGCACTAGCTTACAAAGTATAGGTACAGCAATGAAACTTGTTACTTTACCTGCTATGGGTATTCCTGGACTTGCCGAGGGTGGAATCGTGACCGGACCTACCCTAGCTCTCATCGGCGAGGGTAGAGAAAGCGAGGCAGTAATACCACTAAGCAAGCTACCACAAATAGCCGGAGCCAACGGAGGAGCTGTAGAGGTGTACGGACGCATAAGCGGCCAGGACATACTCTTAAGCTCCGAGAAAGCAGGACGAGTAAGAACTAGATATAGAGGCTTTTAGTAGATGGGTTTAAGATTACAAAGCGAATTCCACAGCTCAACCAATAAGCTCTATAAAATAGAGATATACCAAGAAGGCTATAGCGCGGGTATTACTTCTTTTACGGTAGCTAGCGACGGCTTTACCTTGGAATACTCCGGAGAAACGGACGACATAGTAAGCCCTATTATTGGCTCTAGGTGTACGATAAACGCCTATAATAGAAACGGAGCGCTAGACGGTTTTATAAGCAAGCTAACCAATAGACAAGAGCACCTCTTTTATCTTAAAATAAGTTTAGACAGCGGTAGCGGTTACGGTACTTATTGGACCGGTGTACTTACTCAAGACTTGATAAGCGAGCAAGACGAAAGCAGCCCTAGTATTTTTCAAATAGTAGCTACGGACGGAATAGGCCTACTGGCTAACAAAGAATACCAAGAGCTAACAAACCAAACAGTAGAAGACTTTTTAGAGGATGCTGTAGGAGCTATAGGCTTAGACGAAATCTACGCAGCGAGCGACTTATTTTACGCTACTTCCGTAAATGTTTGGGACATACAGCAAGTATACAGCGCTACTACGGACGTAACTACGCTTACTAGGTTTGATCCTAGGGTATACAGCTCTAAAGACGAAGACGGAACTATAACGTATTCTAATTACTTAGAAATACTTAAAGAGCTTTGTATAGCTTTTGGTGCTAGGTTCTATCAAAAAAATGGTATTTACTATTTCGAGCAATACCTAGAAAGAGCTAACGCTAGCAGGGTAGTATATACTTATCGTTTTAATGGTGCTTTGTCTCTTACTCAAACCATAAGCGACGATGTAACGCTAGACGGTACGACTACCGGAGGGGCTAGGCTTTCGGGTAATAGCTATACTTACTTGCCTGCTATGCAGAAAGTACAAGTAAGCTTTAACCAAGAGCGAGCAAATAACTTGCTAGCTAGTGGTATGACTTTTACAGCTACCACCGGAAGACAAAACTTAGGCTTTTTATCGGACAGCGATAACGCTAGAGTAGAGGTAGTAGGAGACTTACTTTATCAGCTCACGCATAACGGCGGGGCGGGTACGGTAACTATTGGTTTATCCTGGCGGCCCGTATGGCGTATAGAACTACGCATAGAGGACGTACTAAACCCCGGAACGTACCACTACCTTAAAAGAGATTGGAGCCCAGGAACGGCCCCCGGCGCTAATATCTACGGGGCTACTTCGTGGATTTCTTCTACTTCAGCTACCAATGCTCAAGGGTACTACTACTATTTAGATGGCGGTAGCGCTAATAATGAATTGGACGGAGTTTACCTAGCTAAAGTAGTAGGTCTAGTTACTCCGCCTTTACCGGTAAGCGGTACGGCAGAGCTAGACGTAGAGTTTTACAACGTCTACGACTTTAACTATAACGTACAAACCGTACCTAGTTACTTTACCGAAACTAGAACAGCTAAGAACTTTAGAGCGCTTTACTTGAATGATAGCGGAGCGCAAAGCGATATAACTATTTACAGCTCTACCAATAGTAGCGCTACGGTAAAGAGTAACCTTATACTAGATCTTGGCGAGTTAAGGCTAGGAGACAGTACCGGAATACAAGGCAGCCTATACGTTTATACGGGCAGCGCTTGGGTAGCTTCTACGCAATGGCGTAGAGGTAACAGCGGTAGCTATCAAAGCTTGCTAAAGCTTTTAACCTCGGAAGTATTAAGCTTACACCACCAGCCCATAGAAATTTATAACGGCACTATAGTAGGACCGTTTGAATTTGGCCGCCGCTATGTTTTTGATAGTGCGGACTGGCTTATAATGGGCGGGACGTTTAACGCTAATATGGACGAATGGAGCGCTGAATGGTTCGCAATAGATAGCGAAGACAGCGACATAGCCGCAGACACTCCGGTAGGTACTGGGGGAGGCTCCGACTTCCAAGCTAGGGTAAGCAGCCAGCAGGGTACGGACGAGATTATAATAGCCGACATAGTAAACACTACGCAAGCTAATGTAGAAGGGACCTTATCAACTAACGGAGGCGTAACGACGGCGGTAAACGCGGTAGCGGCAACCCCTGGAGGTAGCGAAGAAATAAGCGCAGCTAACTATATGAATTTTATAGGCTACAGCGGTGCTAACGGTACGTATACCTTAAACCTTCCGGCGGCTAGCGATGGGGTACTATTAAGGTTTAAAACGGACGATACAGTACTAGCTAATAAGACGGTAACACTAAGCGCAGACGGCAGCGAAACTATAGACGGAGAAAGCACTTACGTAATGGATAGGAGCTTTGACGGCATTAGTCTCTTGGGCTTTTCGGGAAATTGGTATATAGTACAAAAGAAAGAGAAATAAGAACTAAGTTTATACAATAAATAGAATATGAAAAAAGCTCAATACTTCTACCTGCTACGCAGAGGCTTTTTTAGCGGTGGCGGTTTAGACTCGGATTATCAAGCAGTACTAGACCAAGCTACTACGCGAGGCTTTACAGCGCCTAGCGATACCCAGCAGAATTTACAAAGCAATATAATAAAGACGCTAAAAGCTTATGGGGTTTGGGACAAGCTAGACCTATTTTATTTATTAGCTGGCGAGAGTGAAAACTTCGCTAGACTTAATTGGAAAGCTCCGGATACTTTTGAGCTAGCTAATAGCGGTACGCCTACTTTTACAACTGACAAAGGATTTAGTAACGGAGGCGGTAGCAACTACCTAGACACTACGTTTAACTTTAGTACTGATGGAGACAAGTACACGCTAAACGATGCAGGGGCCTTTGTAGCTTTTCCTATAATGAGTACGACTAGCCAAACCAATAACCGCGTATACGGTAATGAGGATCCAGCTAGCGCTAACTTTTTAAGCCCTAGAATAGACGTAGACGCTGCGGACTTATCTAACCGTAACTGGATAAACGGAGCCGACTACCAAGACCCCGATACAGCGCCAGACTTCCATAAGGATAACGATACTATATTTTTCCAAAATAGAACGGACGACAGTACGGCTAACTATAGAAGTACGGACCTAGCAGCTAACGACGTTAAGAGCGCAGAAGATACGGCAAGCGACAGCAGTAGCTTACTAAACGATAACCTAGTACTACTACAAGCTAAAGGCGCTTACCTAGAGAGTACGGCCACTATTGGAATGTTTGGACTAGGAGGAGCTCTAACGGCTACGGATATGCAGACAATAGAGCGAGCTTGGTATACTAACTATTACATTAAATTATAATGGCAGACGCAAACCTAATCTTAAAGCAGACGTTAAATGTAACGTGTATGCGTAACGATACCTTTACGCTAGCTATGGTATGGAAGGACTCTAACGACATTTTAATAGATCTTACCGCCTACACTTTCATAGCGGAGGTAAAAAAGAACACTAGCGACCTTACTAACTTTTTAAGCTTTTCCGATAGCGACTTCACAAAAGACGCGAGCGGAAACTTAACAATGAATAAGACTAGCGCGGAGATGGACCTAGTACCGGGCTTCTATTACTTCGACATACAAGCTACTAAAATATCCGACTCAACGGTACAAACTTGGGCCGGCGGTAACTTTATAATAAAGCAAGACGTAACGGACTAATGAGCGTTAATTTAAAACTTCCGGCTATTCAATCGGTAGCAATGACTTTAATAACTGTAGCAGCGGTGGCGCTGAATTTACCTATTTCTTTGGTAGATTTTGTTTTTAGTACGTCGCAATGGCAGACAATAACAGCAGCAAACTGGGACGCAGTTACTGCACAAACCTGGGACTAAATGGGAACTTCTTTAAGCGGCTTAACGCCAGCTACAACTTTTGACGCACTAATAAAAGTAGGAGATAATAGCGCTCTTACAGCTTCTTTAAAAACTATATCCGACGGCGAAGGAAACGACAGCCCCTTAAAGCTATCAACTGCTGCCGTAGGTATTGGTAGTATAACAAATGTAGAGACTGAAATAAACGGCAAACAAGCTACTTTAGTAAGTGGCTCAAGCATTAAAACTATAAACTCTACCTCAGTATTAGGTAGCGGAGATATAGCAGTACAAGCCACCTTAGTAAGCGGTACTAATATTAAGACCATAAATAGTACCTCACTTTTAGGTAGTGGAGATATTAGTATATCTGCATCCGCAGGAGGTAGTGACTCTCAAATCCAATTCAATGATTCAGGTGCTTTTGGTGCTGATTCTTTGTTCAATTGGGACAATACGAACAAGCGTTTGGGCGTTGGGGAAACTACACCAACGGCAAGAGTACATATTCAAGGGGAAG